AGAGGAAAGCTGTATGCACTCATCAACTGATACCATCTTGAGTCTTTCGAGAAGAGTCTTGAGTTGCTCATTGTTTTCTCCAAGCATCTTGTTGTCTAAGATACCAGTCAACGATACACCTAATAGTCTCTCTTCCTCAGTATTGCGTTGCCATATCTTACGCAAGTACGGGAAGTGTGTCATCGTAGATTGATACGTACCTAGTATTGAAGCCAGTCTTACCTTTCGTTCAAGATCGTAGATACTGTCGCTCTCTCGAACAACAACCTCTGAAAGATTACAGAATTGGTAAGGTCTGAGTATAATTTCAGAACAAGGATTAGTGCCAAACTCCTGATCAGCATCTCTTCTTCCATTCCTAGCTGCTTGTTTGATTGCTGCTTCACGATTAAAAATACCACGTTCACCACTGTGGCTATGATACAAACTAGTCCACTCGTTTAAGAACTGACCAACGTCAGGCTTCTCGTTGTATACCGCAGAGTTGTTAGCCAGTGCACGTTGTGGATTCTCTGTCCACCACTGACCAGTCTTAGCGTGACGCATCTTGTCATCATCTAGATCAGATAGACTAATCATAGCTGACCTACGCACACCACCTACTACTACAACCTCAGCTACTTTGCACATGATGTCGTGGCACTCTAGTGTACTGAGCTTACGTCCTGCTGCACACTTGAACTTACGTACAACAAACTCAAACAGTTCGTTCAATGGTGCTGGTCCACTAGCTCTACCACCAAAGGTCTTGAGTCTAGCACCTGCTGGTCTGATCTTACTGACATCCCACTTAGCTACCTCACCTGAGTACAGCAATGCTATAAGCTGACGCAATGCCTTAGCCCATCCTTCTTTGCTGTCAGATACAACAACAGTTGTGTCACTATCAAACATCTTCTCAGGTACATCAGGCAACTTACTAACGTACTTGTTCTCAACGCTGAACCCTACACCTGTGCCACATAACAAGATGTACATCGCCTCGTCAAATGCTTTAGGATCATCAACAGGTAAATAACTACAGTTGTAACCTGCTGTGTTGTCCCTCTCAAGGGCTTTCCCTGCGGTCATGATGCTACGCATAGAGGGTACTACCTCCATGTTCTTGATAGCCTCACGTAGCTCTGAGTCAACGTTAACAGGTATTGTGTAGTCATGCTTAGACTTGAGGTGGTTGTACATAAAGTCCATGTACCTATCCACTGTCTCGTACCAGTCCTCTCGTCTGCTGTCTTTCTCCAAAAACCTAGAGTACCTAGACTTAGCTATGTACTGCTGATAAAAATCCATCATTGTATTTCCTTTATTAGTATCTCATATCTCTCTTCAATGATATCCTCAAATCTATCAAGGATATCTTCGGATGTTAGGTCAAGCAGTTCAATGACATCAACCTCACTGAACTGCATCAACCTATGTTTAACTTCATCAATCGTTAGTTCCACCATAACGGATCTCTTCTTCATCTTCTTTATACATATCCTCATTAGTCATCACCACTAATGAAGCGTAGCCTGAGATGTCATGCCATGAATCATTAAGGTAGTAGTTACCGTTAAGTATCCTAGCTAGCTTGTTAGCAATCATGTCCATACTTTCTCTCATGTACGGAGGCATGACCAAGTAATTTGGTGACTTTTTTATGACAGCTTTTATGTCCTGACTGATCTGTCCTACTACTTTATAGTGACCGTACTGCTCTTCTCTCTTATCAAGAGTTTCTTTTATGTCCATATTGTTTCCTTAAATAGTTAATTGACACAGGCATCTCATCAAAGCTACCATTGTCTACTTCATTTAACATCCAGATACCAGACCACGAACCATTAGTCTGTGCTGATAGATAGTCCTCGTCGTGCTGATAAAAGATACCAGCAAAGATACCAGTGATACCTTTACCGTCAGCTTTGCGACTGAACGAGATGGCTCTATCTTGTACGTGTCCCATGATACATGACATGTGTTTCTTTTGTAATAGTAAACCTGGGTTTGTTACTGGTCTACCCATTACACCAGATGTAAAGTAATGACTGTATGCAATGCCATTGATGATAGGCACTTCCAGAAAGCCATGCACTTCCCACCCGTACTTCTTAAGATTAAAGTCAGAGTAACCTATCAGTCCTTCTAGTTTCCTATCGGATTCAATAGCTCTCTCTATCCGTTCTTCATGGTTGCCGATAAGAAATATCTTCTTAGGTTTCCACACCTTCTTACGGTTAGCTCTCTGTCTCTTCTGCTCTTCGATGATAGGCTTCATGAATGTATCCATGCCTAAGTTACCAGCTTTGATATCTTCATTGTATGTCCTACCTTCAAACGCTTTCTTACCTACGTCATACACACTGAGGCTAGGCATGTCCCAATGATCTCCTAGATGTACGATCACATCGGGCTTAGTCTTGACAGCGTAGTGTCCTGCCCATTCTAAATGCTCGAATGAGTTGTTAGGTTTGCACTGCGTGTCTGGGATAACTAAGTGTCTCATGTAGTTCTCTCCAGTAGTTGTAAATAATAGACCGCATCTATTACTACCAATGGGTCTGACTTGTTCTGCTTGATAACCAACACAGGTTCTCTACCTTCAGGACAGTTATCCTTAGCTTGAGCATAATAATTATACACAGCTATTGAATCCCTTGACTTACACTCTACTGATATGTTGAGCCTGTCACCTGCTGATTGAGAGAAGAGGATGTCCTCCCCTCCTGCACCCATGCTGGTTGATCTTACATCGTCTTTGGAAAAGGAAAAGAGTTCGAGGATTTGATCTCGGAACCATTGCTGGAGCTTTCTTCCTTTTGCTTTTGCACTTTGGGTTTTGATTTTCTTCTCCTAATGTTTAAGAACTTGTTTAACCTAACCCTCTTCATCTTAGTTATCCAACCTTTTGGTATGTGTAACCTAGAGTTAGACTGGTCAATAGAGTATGCTGCAGCTAGTGTGATTGCTGAACTATCTTCAGCTACTACAAACCCTATACTTAATACAGGATGAATGTCTGTCTTACCTAAAGGTTCCCACCCTGAGTCAGACAGCGCATCCCACCATTCAATGTAGGCTATTTCTGGAAACTCTTTGGTGTCCAAATCTGCCCATGTTTTCTTCTTATCCATAGTAGCTGTGCTCTTTCAGTTAATGTATCAATGTCATCTTCGTATGCTTCTAACACTGCGTCAAACAAGTCCTGCTCATCAACTAAATCTTTAAGTATCTTCTCTGCTTTCTTTGGTCCGATACCTTTAAGACCTTGGATGTTATCAACCCTGTCACCTGTCAGAATCTGAATGTAAAAATTCTTTATTGCTTCTTCTTCAGTAACATAATACAAGTCTTGCTTTACAAAGTTATAGTGCCAACCACGTAGCATGTTCAAGTCTTTGTCAATAGACATGACGCATGTTGTATCTACGGGGGAATCATATACTGCAATACCAATAGCATCGTCTGCCTCCTGCCCTTCAATCAGTTCAAAGCACCACTTATCCAACAAGTATTCTCTAAGGGCATCATAGTGAATAGGTTTACGTGCGTTCTCACGATTGCCCTTGTATTTATTCTCGGTGGATATCTCTGACCTGTAGTTAGAACTCCCCGTGATGTACCCAGAGTAAGTATCAACACCATCAACAGACAATAGCTCATCAATAAAGTGACCCATCCTACTGATAGCAAACTTCTCTTCTTCTGGATCATCAACGGAGAATCCTATGCGATACACAAGGATGTCTCCGTCAATGAGAGCTTTGACATTCTGCATTGACGGAGTATCCATTTAGAGTGCCTCTTCTATGTTGTCATCCAGAGCAGTCTCATCAACAGAGTACGACACGAGGTCAGTAATCACTAGCTTGTTGATACCTGCGGACACACCTGCCTTACCTTTGAACTGGTAAGCGTATGGTTTAATCCACGCTACTCCTTTAGACCCGTTACCTACCTTACCTTCAATGCCTGAACCATCTGACATCTCAGTACGGATAGGATACTTCTTAGACTTGGCGACGATATAGAAACCTTTATCATCTTTCCGTTTCACTTGAATACCTGCGTCCTCTAGTGCAGACACAGCACCATCAGATAGGTTACATAGATCAACCTGATACTTCTCTGACATCTGGTTAGGTGTATCAAGGAAAGCCCACATGATATCGGCTTTTACCTTTATCGGTTTTAAGTCTTGCATTTTACTTCTCCTTAGTGTGTTGCTGCCCAATTAGTACCTATTTTATACTCGCCATTGAGTGGACAGCGTAGCCCTAGTGCGAGTCCTGCATCCCGAATTGCCTGTACACCAAGCTGGCCTACAGATTCGGCATGTTCTTTCTTAGTCTCTATCTGCCACTCATCATGAACATTAGCAACAAACGAGCCTTGCATTATACCACATTTTAGTTTCTCATGCAATAGTATCAATGCTTTTTTCATACAAATACTTCCTGCTGCCTGCAGTAAAGTGTTAAGTGCGGAGTGCTGATGACGTACGTGTAGCTTACGACCATCAAGAGCAGGTAACCAACCACGTTTAGATAACCTACGAACCTTATCCTTCAATGCATGTAGAGCAGGTGTACCATCAAGGAAGCTAGCTATTAAGTTAACTCCTTCAGCTTCACCTCCGCCTACAATAGCACCTACCTTAGCAGGTCCAGCACCATACAGAAAAGCATAGATAAAAGTCTTAGCTTGATCTCTGTTTTGTAGACCAGCAGTAACCATGTTCTTTGTATGGATGTCACCTTCCAGTATCTCACGAGTGTATTCATCGTCACGCATGTAGTGTGCAAGCATACGTAACTCTAAACTAGACGCATCAATACCTACCAGTACATTACCTTCCTCTACTGTCCAACAGCTACGACACTCAACACCATACGGACTACCTACACGTGGTACTTGTGCCATGTTAGGACTGCTGTGTGTCATTCGTCCTGTGACTGCTCCGTTCGTGATGACTTTACCGTGTACCCTGTCGGTGTTATCCGCATAGTCAATCCATTTCTCAACTTGAGCCACCCGTTTCTGTATGAGTAGGTACTCTTCAATAAGTCTAGCTTCAGGTCTTTTAATAGTTGCCAATACTTTCTCATCTACGATCACCGATCCTTTCTCTGTTCGTTCCTTAGGTTGCCAACCAAGAGCCATCAATCGTTCTGCTATTTGCTTGCGTGAACCTGGGTTAAACACTTCTACTTTGTCCTTCAATCTGTTGCCAGTCTTTCTACTGTACCTACGTGTTACAACAGGTCTGAAAACTTCTTGTAGTTCTTCCTCAATTTGGTGTAGTCTTTTCCTCCAGTCTGCCAGAAGTCCAGTTGCTTTCTTAACATCAAGTTTGAATCCTGCTTCTTCTTGCTCCTTGATAATCGTGGCAACCTGATGCTCAATATCAACTGACTCACCCCAATCCAATAGATCAGTAGCAAGACGCTTATATAATGTCTCAGTGACTGATACATCCTGCTTACAGTAACTGACCATCTCTTCAGTAAGTCCACCATCAAAGTCTTTGAACTCATCCTTGTAGTTTCCCAATCTTAGACCCCAAGACTTGAGCGAGTGACCGCCCTCCCTCTGTGGGTTTTGTAGTCTTGACATGACCAGAGTATCTTTTAGTTGATGCTTGCTTGTGTCTATACCCCATCTCTTTTTTAGAACTGGGGCATCGAAACCTATGATATTGTGACCGATCAGTATGCTTTCTTCTGCCAGATATTCTTGTAACGGTGCTGCCTCTGTCCATAGTTGTACCCCTTGCGTGGTTAGGTTCTTAGTAACAGCACACCATATCTTAGATGCTGTGCTGTCAGTCTCAATGTCAATAACAATCTCTCTCATAAGTCTACGTCCTGTGTGTCATCAATGATTAGCTTGTACTCATACAAACCATTACTGACATACCGTTTCTCCACTGTATACCCACCGAACTTAGCTTTCCTAAAGTCTCTCAGTGCTGAACTAGCACTAGCTTCAGGTGTACCAGACACGTCAGATACTTCTCTAAGAGTCCGCCACTTACCATCCTTCATCAGTTCAAAGATACGGTTCATGCGTCCAGTTAATCTAACGTTGTCTCGCTCGTGGTCGTAGTCCTTACCATCAAACGTCAAGCCATATTGATATCTCATAGTACATTCTCCTCTTCGTCTTTACGTTCAATCATTCTACCAGAATCTAAGTCGTAGAGCAAACGACACGCTGGTCCAGTCAGACCAGAGAATCTATTTTTAAGTACACGCACATGAGTGGTGTGTCTCTCCATCACATCAGGGTCTTGTCCGTTACGCTCCAATCCAATCACGATGTCGGATAGCTGTGCG